AATATGTCGCGGCAATTGAAGAACACCTCGCAGCAACGCAGGAGGTAGGGCAGTGATTACGCTTGATTGGACCCCTCTTGGCGATGGTGAGTATCGCGCAATGGGCTACCGCCTTTCCAAGCTGGACATTGCGGGACAGCGCTTCACCCTCACCTACCCCGATGGGTCAACGCACAAGGGCAGTCTGCCAGAGTGCAAAGACCTTGCCCAGATTGACGCTAATCGCGCTTGGGAGGGGGTATGAGTGGCGTTAAGTCGGAAATGGCACATGAGCGCGCGGCGCGACTGGCTGTGGAGATTGGTCTTCGCGCATCGAAATCTATGTCTACAGGTGAAGCAAAGAGCTTGATGGAATCTGTGGCCTCTCTTGGCGGGCGCGATGGTTCACAACCTATAGAAGACACATGTAGAGCGCCCGTGAAGTTAGACGCGTTGCAGCGTGGTGATGTGTTTTTGGCGAAGGTAACAGGTGGCAAATTGCGGCCTTGGGTTGTTCTTGGCATTTGCGGCGGGAATGTATCCGCAGTCACTATGTCTTCAGCAGAAAGCGCGCCAAATGTTTTGAAGTCGGAGTGTCGTTTTTGGCCTGATAGCTGGATTGGCACCACAGTCTCTCTTTTCGATATGGAGTACGCGTGCCAAGAGGTGACGCGCCCATACACCAACATGGCGCACTTGAGGCAGGTAGAGGTTAATTTTGCGAAAAGCCTAATTGCAGACAGGCCTGATCCTGTTTCCACTATATCGGAAATTCTCAATAAGCGGTTTCCTCGTGCCACCGCAAAGGCCACAGCATGAACCCCCGCGCACAGATCACGCTCAAGTGCGGTTGCTGCGGTGATAGCGGCTTTACCGCTGATGACATGGCCACGCCAGAGGACTTTGGCGGTGCGTTTATGCTCACCCTGCAAGCCTTCTATCGCGGCAACATCTGCGCGCCTTGTGCAGACGATCACGTTGAATGCGCAAACTGCAAACGGCCCACGCTTTTCGATGCGTCCATTGATCATCACGGCGACCGTGTTTGCCAAGATTGCGCGTCAAACGATGGCGGCGATTGCCACAGCTACGCAGCCCAGCACGCCGAAGCACGCGCGGCCGGCCATTTTTCATAACACATAAAGGTGACGACATGAACGAAGTAACCGCAATCCAAGAGCAATCCGTGGCCGCTGATAACGTCATGCCGATGGACCCGATGGTCAGCATGATTGAGCGCGTGGTGATGGACCCAGATAGCGACTTGGCCAAGCTGGAAAAGATGCTCGACATGAAAGAGCGCTTAGACGAGAAAGCCGCCCGCCGAGCGTTTGACCTTGCAATGGCAAATGCCAAAGCGGAAATCCCGCCGATCCTCAAAACTGGAACGGTAGACTACGAGAACACCAAGGGGGATAGAACGTACTTCAAGCACGAAACCTTGGGGGGTATAGCATCGGTTGTTGACCCCATACTGTCAAAGCACGGGCTGAGCTACAGATACCGGTCCAAGCAAGACAACGGCCAATTGTTTGTCACTTGTGTTGTTGCGCACCGCGATGGTTTTTCAGAGGAAACAACATTGCAAGGCGGGCCTGACGCTGGCGCAGGCAAAAACAACTATCAAGCGGTAGGTTCCGCCGCGACTTATTTGCAGCGGTACACGTTAAAGCTGGCTCTTGGGCTTTCAGCCGCAACCGATGATGACGGAAAGACCGCAAACGCACCAGAGCCAATCACCGCAGACCAATACCTTGAGTTGCGCGACCTGATTGAACGGGCGGGTATCACAGAGGAAATCGTTTGCAGCGCCGAGCGCCTTGAAATCCTGCCCGAACTGCCCGCGACCAAGTTTGCAGCCGTCACCAAGCGCCTGCGCGAGACAATCTCCAACAAAGCAAAGGCGGCTGAAAATGCTTGATACATCACACATCCAGCAAGGCACCGATGAATGGAAAGCCCTGCGTTTAGGCAAAATCACGGCCAGCAAGATTGCGGACGTAATGAGCAAGGGTCGCGGAAGCGCGCCCTCTGCCACGCGGGCGAACTACATGGCCCAGCTTGCCGCCGAGCGACTGACAGGCGAAACTGCCGACAGCTTCAAAAACGCGGCGATGGACCACGGCAACGAGACAGAGCCACAGGCCCGCGCCATGTATTCCATGAACAACGGCGTGATTGTTGAGGAAGTCGCCTTTGTGCTGCATCCTGACCTGCCCTATGCCGGGGCTTCACCTGATGGCCTTGTGGGCGATGATGGATTGCTTGAAATCAAATGCCCGAACACGGCAACGCACATCGCCACCCTGCGCGGCGGGTCGATCAAGGGGGGCTACCTGTTGCAGATGCAATGGCAGATGTCTTGCACGGGCCGCAAATGGTGCGACTTCCAATCCTTTGATCCGCGTATGCCCGAATATATCCAAAGCCATGTAACCCGCGTGCCGCGCGATGATGCGCGCATTGCTGAAATCATCGAAGCCGTTTCTCTGTTTGAGACAGAACTGGCTGCTATGGTTGCCGAGCTGGGGGCGATGCAATGACCCGTCAAAGCCAAGTGAACCTAGCCGTTCAAGAACTGCTGCGCCGCGAGGAACAACATCTCGCGGCGGGGCATGACCTACGCGACCTTATCACAGAGGTAGCAGCCGATCACAGCATAACCCGCGAGGAATTGCGGGACGGTATTCTTGAGCTTGAAAGCAACATGGGGGCGGGATGATGGCGGTTCAATCAATCATACTCGCTGGCCCGACGCAGCGGCAGACAGCCCATGACGCAATCAACGCGGCACCTGATGGCGCTTTGATCAAGATCACCGAAAAGGGCGAAACCCGCACGGCGGCGCAAAACCGGACCCTCCATATGTGGTTTGGGGAGGTAGCGCGCCACCAAGGCGATGTAGACGCTGATGATGTGAAGGGAATGTGCCATCGCCGATGGGGCCTGACAATCCGCCTGCGTGACGATGTTTTTGCGTGGATGTGGAAGCATACGGGCGCGAACCTGCCCTATGAAAAGCAGTGCAAGTATCTCGCAAGCGGTGCCTTGAACGTATCCAGCGCAATGAATGCTGATGAATTGTCAGAGTATCTCGACAGCATGTCACGTCACTTTCGCAGCGAAGGCGTGCGCTTGACGGATCCTGAGTTGCGCAAATACGAGGCCGCGCAATGACCCGATCCCTGCCGGAATGGGTGGGTAAGACCGACGACACCCGCGCCCCACTTCGCGTCCGACTTCGTTGCTTTGAGCGCGCCAACGGAACCTGCCACATCACAGGCCGCAAGATCACCCCCGCCGACAAATGGGAGCTGGATCACATCGTTGCCCTGATCAACGGGGGAGAGAACCGAGAGAGCAATCTTGCGCCCGCGCTTGTCAAGGCACACCGCCAAAAGACCGCCGAGGACGTGGCTATGAAGGCCAAGGACGCGCGGGTGCGGGCCAAGCATATCGGGGCAGAGCGTCCAAAGAAAAAGATACCGTACCGCCGCTTTGACGGCACACCGGTTTGGAAATGACCGCAACCTTAGACGCCTTGGAGGCAATGACATGACAGACGCACCAGAACGGATAACAATAGCACGCAAGGTTGGCTCAAGTAACACTTGGGACGTTGTTGGCGTTTACAGCGAGCGCGTCATGTCGATGGGGTATATTGGCCCTGTGCTGTACGCCCGCGCGGACCTTGCCCCGCAATGGCACCGAATGGATGACCCAGACAACCCACCGCCAAAATGCCAGCCTGTTCTTGCTGATTATGGCGGGGTTATCCGAATTGTTTCCTGCTCATTCACAACAGGGGCTTGGTGCAGCGAATACGGCCACAAAATGGAAGCCCCTAAAAGGTGGATGCCTCTCCCCACACCCCCAGAGGCCACGCCATGAGACGCCTACACGGCGCAATCCGCACGCTACTGGACCGCAAGAAGCCCCGCCCCGAAGCGAACTGCTTGGCCCACCTGAGCGACCTCGAATACAACCCCAACCGCCCGACAACAGGGCCAGCCGATCAACAGTTGCAGGACATGCTGCGCAGAGTTGAAGGCAATACGGAGATAGATGGATGAAGAACTCATTGGCTGACTTGAACAACCACCTTTTCGCCCAGATGGAGCGCCTTTCCGAAGAAGGCATACCACCTGAGCAAATCGAGCAAGAGGTAAAGCGGGCGGGTGCCATGGTTTCCGTTGCGGACAAGATCACAGAAAATGCGGACTTGGGATTGAAGGCCGCAAGGCTCTACGCTGAATTTGGTGACAAAGTGTTGCCGCACCTGCCCCAGATCAAAGGGCCAAACCAATGAAGGGGCGGCAAATACCATATAGCGCTGTGGAACTGGCATGGATTAAGCGGAACCGTAAGAAGGTCCGCAAGCTATCCCACGCTGAGTTTTGCGAGAAATTTTCACGCACAGATGTTTCGTTCCAAAACTACAAGGCCCTGCATAGCCGCAAGGGCTGGAAAACAGGACGCACGGGTTGCTTTGTGAAAGGCCAAGTGAGCATCACCAAGGGCACAAAACGGCCCTTCAATGCAAACAGCGCAGCCCATCAATTCAAAAAGGGCGGGACGCCTCACAACACGAAAGGCGCAGGGCATGAAAGGGTGTGCCCTAAGGATGGTTACGTCACGCTTATCGTGGCTGAAACAAACCCATACAGCGGCCATAGCACTCGACCTGTTCTAAAGCACAAGTACCTATGGGAGCTTGAAAACGGCCCCATACCGACAGGCTACTTCCTCAAGTGCCTTAATGGTGACAAGCAGGATTGCCGACCTGAGAACTGGAAGGCAATGCCGCGTGCCGTGCTGCCCAGATTAAGCGGCGGGCGGTGGCGTCCTTCATACTCGGACTATGATGACGAAGTTAAGCCTACGGTGCTGGCAATTGCCGAGCTTGAGCATATGGCAAGAGAGGCCAGCAAATGACCCCCTACCCCGCCGTTGAGGCTCAGAACCGCCAAAAAGCGCGCCGTGAACTGTGGCTTTGGCTTGCCCGCCACCCCGCGCTGTTTACCGCAACATTCGCCGCAAGTCTGCTGGCATAGGAGAGACGATATGATTAACCGAAAGTTTATCGCAATTGCAGCGGGCAGCACCTTGTTGGGCGCGGTTGCTGCCGCCGCCGAGCAGCATGATGCCTATGCTATCGTGGATGATTTAGACCCCGACGACAAGGCACCGACCGGAATAGCGAAGGTTCGGGAAACTCACCAGCCATCGACCGCTATCAGCCCCGAGATTGAAACACGCCAGATCCGGCGCGCCCGTGAGCGTATCGCGGCAAAGGGAGGCATCAACAAATGACTGACCTGAAAGCACTAAGTGAGGCGGAATTGTTGCCATGCCCGTTTTGCGGGGGCGAGGCAAAGATTATTGATTGCCTAGGCGACAGGATCGAGAATGGCCCGCCGTACTACGAACGGCTAAAACGTGCAGTTTGTGATGCCGCAGGCTGTTCATGCGCATCCATGCCTGCCTGCGATGAAAGTGTAGCCATTGGAAACTGGAACGCCCGCACCCCCGCCCTCCACACCACCGCAGACCTAGAGGCCGCAAAGCTCGCGGAACGGGAACGCTGCGCTGTGATTGCCGATATTCAGCGCGATGTGTGCGGCCTTGACCAAAATGGAGCGCCGTTTGTTGGAGAGGAAGCACACCTATTCGGATCAGGCGTGGCGCACGACATAGCCACCGCAATCCGCAACCGATCACAGGAGACAGGCGAATGACTGACGTAAATCCAGATGCTGCCATTCAGCAAGTACAGCGCGCCTTCATTATGGCGGCACAGGCGCGACCAATTCATGCCCATTCCACATTGTACGAAGTCGAGCAGATACTTGAGGCGACATTGCCACAACTACGCGCCCTATCCGCAGAGAACGAAGCCCTACGCGCTCAGTTGGCAACGGCACGGAATGATGCGCTGCGTGAGGCGGCTGATAAGATCGGTGTACTTCCGACATGCAGCATCGGCACAGCACAGATGGCCATACTCGCCCTATCCACCCCCATTCCCGAATAAATCGGGCATCGCTGCGGCTGCGTTAGCCGTTGGTTTATAGAGCACGTTTTGTGTGTGCCGTGGACCGTCTACCCAGATGCCCCGCCTACTGCGATACGCCACATTGAGAGTGGGCGGGGCGCGCTAACAGAGAAGGAATAGAATGATGACCAGATTCTACAGGTTGCGCAACGCGTACTCGTGCTGGGATTGTGACAAGACATATCTGGATAAAGAACTTGCGCAGCGGTGCTGTGAAGTTAAGAAGTGCAGCCGTTGTGGTTGCAGCCTTGGTAAGCACGAGTACTATACCGCTTGCGCACCATGCCGTGAAGTGCTGACAATCCAACGCGCAGAGGTAGTCTCAGAAAGCTATGCAGATGATGGCGTTATATACTCTGAAACACACAGCGGCGATTGGAATGACGGGTATGCGTCCGAAGTGGGCGCAATGCTTGAAAAGTGTGATGACGAAGGCGTAGAACCGCCGTTCTACGTGCATCCATGCAAAGCTAATCACTTCCAATTTGACCCGTATAATATTTTGGATCTTGTCCACGATGATCACCATGAAGGAGCAATTGACCAGATCAATGACAAGGAAGGTTTGTTTGCTTTTTTCAAAGAGTGGAACGCAAAGCAAAACTTGCGCTCGTACTACTTTGAGAAATCCAAGGTAATCGTTTTGGACAGAGAGAGGTTTGATCAGTTTTTAACGCAGCCAGACCCCTTGTTTGAGGACACCCCATGACAGACACCACAGAACAGGACGTAGAGCGCGTTGCGAAGGCCATTTGGGATAGCGACCTGCACGAAACCGACTGGGAAAGCAGGCACGAAGCAGTCAAGGATGATTATCGCTTTCAAGCCCGCGCCGCAATCGCCGTAATGCAGCCCAGCGTTGAGGTGGCGGCTACTCCACCAGATAGAGATGATGCTTGGAACGCAAAAGGCAATCAAGCTGACTTTGATGAGGGCTACAGACTTTCATCTGGCGTTCCTGATTGCGCCGATCAAAGCACTATCCTTGAGACTATTCAAAATGGCGGGCCAGACTTCCGAAAACCTGAATGGTGCACCCGACCTAAAATGTATCACTACGGTTATGACGCTGCAATATGGGACGCACGCGCCCTCACCAAAGGAGACACAGATGCGACTGATTAGATGCACAGCTTGCGGCCTGCGGTATGACGCAGCCAAGCCTTGCCCCTCATGTACGGAGAAAAACAATGCGGGATGAAATAGCGCAGATTATCGCAGGCGAAAGCGGAGCCGCAGACGACCGCAGCCTGTCACGAGCCGATGATATACTAGCCGCCCTGCCCGCGTTGATCGAAGCGCGGTTGCCTGAGTTGGTTTGGGACGAAAGTCATATCGCCAGCCCTTCCCCGTATCAGATATGGACAGACAACGGCGGCAGCGGCGCGACTGACGATCCATTTGAGGATTATGAAGGCTTTGCGGTTTATGAGCCAATAATCATGGGCCGCGTGGGGCTATTCCCCACCCTTGAAGCCGCGAAAGCTGCCGCCCAAGCACACCACAACGCGCAGATCATGGCAACCGTCACGAAGGCGATTGGGGGTGCGGTATGAAAATTGACCTGAAATACCTAATACCACTCGCCATGCCGTTTGCCATTATGGCCTTCTTTCGCGTGCTCTGGTTTGTGGTTGGCCTAGATTGGTACCTCGATCCGCTTCTTGCCTCTTTTGCTGTCATTTTAGGATTTGGTGGGGGCTGTTTTGTTGTTCGGGACATGAACGAGGATGGCGCCAACTGGACTGTTCGTGTCGGTAAATCAGACGCACAGGAGGGACGGGAATGATGGATATCATTGATACGGCTTTGATTGCATCAAGGGTAACGGGCACCCTTGGTTCGCTGTGCGCTTTTTTATATTCTCTTTATCTTTTCACCAAGGGCGAAACCAAAGAAGCTCAGTACCTGGTCTTAGCCTCAATCTTTCTGGTGCTGATGTGACCATCGTTGAGTTCTACACGGTCGATCAGGTTGCCGAGATGGCGCAGGTGAGTAGCGCAACGATATATGAGGGGGACGTATGACGCACACGCTATTGACCATTCCCGAAGTCGCAGAACAATGGGGGGAAAGCCCCAAGGCGGTGCAGGAAGCTGCGGAACGTGCTGGCCTTTTGGTGCGCATTGGGCGAAAGCCAAAGATTTACGAGGCTGATTTGGAAAGGTTGGTTCGGACATGCCAAGGCCAAGCAAAGGCGCGAGACTATACTGGCGAAAGCCAACCAAAACGCGCGCAGGACAGTGGGTTATCCTCGACGGCACGACAGAGCGCAAAACAGGCTGCGCAGACCGTAGGGAAGCTGACCAAGCCCTTGCGGAATACATCACCGCGAAAGGCACCCAACGTCACACCTCTACGCCAGAAACCTTCCTGATATCAGAGGCGCTCATTGTTTATGGTGAGGAGCACGCGCCACATGCTGCCGCCCCAGAGCGCATAGGATACGCCCTAAAGGCTTTGCTTGATTTCTGGGGAGACTTGCCCGTCTCTGCTGTTACAACGGCCACATGCCGCCGCTATGTCGCTGCGCGAAACCGCGCCGCTGGCACAACCCGACGGGAGCTGGGCACCCTGCGCGCCGCACTAAACTACTGCGCTGCAGAGGGCAGATTAACCCGCGCCCCGTCTGTGTCTATGCCAGACAAGCCTGCGCCCAAAGAGTTGTGGCTGACACGCTCCGAGGTCGCCCGATTGATACGAGCGGCACGCACTGACCCTAGATCAAAACACCTTGCCCGATTTATCTTGCTGGCGCTCTATACGGGAAGCCGCAAAACCGCTGTTCTGGATTTGCGCTTTGAGCCGCACCCGCGCGGGGGATGGATAGACACCAAACATGGCGTCATGTATCGCGCGGCAAATGACGGGCGCGTGACCAAAAAACGCAAGCCGCCTGTGCGGATGCCACGAAAACTGCTGGGTCACGCTAAAAGATGGGAACGAGACGGCGGATGGGCGGTAAGCTACAACGGGGCCAAAGTGGCGGATATTAAGACCGCTTGGCTCAGAGCGCGCCGCATAGCCGGGCTACCAGATGCGACACCCCATACGCTCAAGCACACGGCTATTACATGGGCGATGCAAGGCGGGGCGAACCTGTCAGACGCGGCGGGGTACTTTGGCACCTCGATCCGCACTCTTGAGGAAACTTACCACCACCACCACCCTGATTTTCAGGCTGGCACGGCGGCAATTATGGATGGAAAAGCCTAGTTTCTTGGCCGTTTCTTGTCACGACCCAATATGGGATATCCCATATCGCCTTATTTATATGGCGGACCATAGAGGATTCGAACCTCTGGCCTCTGCCTTCGGAGGGC